CCCGGTCGCGCGTTAAAGTCTGCGATAGCCTGCTCTCGACCAGGATCTGCTGGGGGCTCGGGATCCATTGTTCGTCGAGGAGCCGATGTCCGGGTGGCGTCTCTGAGTACTCGATCAGCAATGGTGTCGTCGGTTCCGGTGATTGCTGGCCGCTCGCTGCGCCTTCTCCTGTCCTCGTCGATCGCCTGAAGTTCTGCTGCTCTTTGCGCTTGACGTTGGGCAAACGCTCTCGGGTCATCCTTCAACTCCGGTATTTCAACCTCTGGAGCTTCATCTTCTGGCCCTGCTGCAAACTCTGCAATCATTTCCTGCATCGCTGGAGATGCGTAACTCTCTGGAGTCCTCGGAGTTTCGGGTGACGGACTCGATGGTCGATCTTGCTCAGTTCTTCTACGTGTTCTCTTACGGGCAATACCGCCACGCTGGCGATCCATTGCCGCCACGAAGTTATCGACGGACTCATATCTACCGTATTTATCGGTATCAAAAAAATCTGGTCTGTCTTGTTGTGAAAGCTCTTGCGCCTCAGCGAACACATTCATCAAATCAGATCTGCTGGCCGACCCGTCTGCGATTTGATTCATGGTATCCAGAAAGCCGAAAGCAACCGAACCCACGGGAAGATTCCTCCCGACGACAGATGATCCTTCACCGACCGAATCTGGGTGATTCAGAAACTCGACCATATCTGCGGTTGATTCGAGCGCGGTTGCGTTTGGATCACTGCCAACATCGGCAACATACTCGCCAATAGTTTTTGTAGTGATTGCAGCATCGTCGAGGCTCTTTATCGCACTAGCAAAATCCATCTGCTGCTGCTCAGGTGTGTCATCCTTCCCCTGTTTTTGTTGAGTTCCAAGCTCGTACACAGCACGAACAAAATTACGAGGGAATTGACTTTGAATGTCCTCAGGAAGCCGCTTAAAGCCAGCGACAACATCCATCAACTCTCGGTGGGTAGCATCCTTTTCGGAATCATCCGCTGTGGTTGCTCTATCGTATGCCTTCTTGAAACGATTGATTACGGCAGGGATGATTGGGACTCCCGAAGATCCGACCTTTGCCTCAACCTCAGCGGACACTTCCTCGACCTCAGCAGGCGCTTCCTCGACCTCAGCGGCCTCATCTGCTTCAATCTCGGCCAGGGTTTTTCTGGCTTCTGCTCTGCGCTTCAAGAGGCCGTATCGAGGAGTTCTTCGGTAACCCCTTCGAGCAAAAAATGGGTTGGTAAGCACAGACTGCTCAGCGACAGTAAGCCTACCCTCATCTGCAGCGGCTTCGATGTACTGGTCCTCAAGCTTTTCGAGTTCGTCAGCACGAGCCTCCATTCTTTCGGCGAGTTTTGTGCCGTCTTCGAAACCTGCGTACGCTCCTGCGATTGTAGGTGACTTGACAAACTGATCATAGGTAGGATTTTTACTACCGAAAGCCTTGATAAACTTTGTTGCTGCTTTTTTGGTGCCGCCATCAGATTCTGGATCTACGATAACTCGATTATTTTCAAGCTTCAGTCCAGGAATTTGCTCAATATATTCAGACTTTTCTTGCTCTGATGCGTCAACAGTTGGCACGGAGCTGAAATCTGATTGTCCAAAAACAATATTACGTAACCTGTTTACAATAACATCGAAATTTTCATATTGATTTATATCTTTCGAATCAAGCTCGAAATCCAAATAATAAGGTCTTTGAGTAATTGGATTTTTAGACATCAAATAATTTTTAGTTGACGCCCTTTCCCTGTTCCTGCGACCAACCTCAGTATCTGAAGCGAAACTTGGAAACCTCAACAGTTTGACATATCTTTCGACATCACCAATCTTGTTAGCAGAACTGAGCATGTCATCTGCAGAAACTAAATATTCTCTCAATTTTTTATCAATAACTTTTATACTTTCTTTATTTTGTGGATTGATACCATTTTTCAGATCAATCATCGCATATACTGCAGCGTACTGAGGATTGCCTTTCTTATCAATCGCACCATATTCTTTCAGTTTAGCTTCGATTCTTTCGATGACATTATCTTCAGCGCCTTCGCTGTTTACATCCTTAATTAAATTTTGAATGTCTCGTTTGAACTCCGGTGAAGTTGCGTACGAACCCATGGAGTCTTGACGGCCTTGCTCTCTTTCATTCAAAGCCTCGTCTATTTTTGTGAACATCTCAGCGTTTCGTTCACGCGATTCACTCTGTTGTTCCTCGTAAAATCGAAGCAATTGAGTGTATGCACCACCGGATTTCCGACGAGCGGTCGCAACGTTTGCGGGGTTCCTCAGCGTATTAATGGCCTTCCTGATATTAAGCGCACGACTGAGCGGCTCTTTGAATCTAGCTTCAGTCAACGCAATATAGTTTTGCGCGGAAGGCAGGATCATTTTTTGGACTTCGTCGTTGAACGCCATTTCGGCCTCGCTATTTGCTCAAATACAATACAACAAGCTTGTCACCGCTCGTCGCAGTACCACCAGTATTGGAAATTGTATCTACCTTCACGATAGAAAATTCCACAGTAAGATCAGTCAATAAACCAGATGTTCCATTTTGCTCTAAAACGGAAATCAATTCATCACCATTTTTAATTCCTGTAACCGTATGAACACCGGCAGATCCTCCATCAATGATGGATACACGCAAGGGATTGGTGATTTTGGCACCTGTAACCGCACCATCTTCGATCAAGTCCGAGCCAACAAATCCATTCGAAAAGAGCGCTCTGAGTCCGTTAGCAGCGGATATAACACCACTCGGGAGCAACCTTTTCAAAACCGAGGCCGTGAATGAGCCTTGAGAAAACTTGGTAGTCAGGATTGATTCATCGAAAAAATCGTCTTCGATGGTTTCTTCATCCAACTCAATCGGCTGAATCGACGGTGCCGTAGATATTACACCCGTTGTATTCGTGCGGCGATTTGGTACATATACGCCATCGACCCAGGGCATCGCTAACTCGTCAAATCAGTTTCGGTTTTAGTTTCTGTCTCCGGCGTCATTACGTCCTTGAAAAGGCCGGCGAACTTCAGCCTCAACTTTTTATTCTCTGCCGATTCGAGATTTGCAAGATCGGATTCGAAACCCCTACGGGCTGTGCGAGCCTCAGTCGCCTTCTTGGCGAATTTAGCCTGTTGCTTGGCGATCTTTTTCTTTTCTTCCATGCTGAGATTAGGATCTTTAAATTTTTCTGCGAAGCCTTTCCCCTTCTTGGCAAATCTAGCTTCCTTTACTTGTTCCCTAGCAATCTTACTTTCGAGCTTAGTTCCGTAATCTTGGGGATTTATGCCTTGGAGAGCGCCCATGCCGCCCTCGAAAGCTTTTTGAGCCAAACCCAGTCTTGCTTCAGACTTGGCTACGGCGGCGTCTTGTTTTTTCTGTTCGCCCTTTTCGACTTCGGCAAGACCAACCATCTTTTCAGCGACCGTTTGCTTCATCTCTCGGGTTACGTCTTCGGACACGTCTTGCGCCGCCTGTACAGCCTTGCCCACGTTTCTAGCCAAATCGACTGTTCCAGCCCCGGTCGGATCGGACACAGCCGTTGTAGCTGCTTGCCTGATCGCATCTCGTGCAAGTGCGCCTTTTTGTCCACGGGCTGTTTCGATGCGACCTGCTGCGCCCTTCCCGGCCCCCCGCATAATCCCTCTTCCGCGACCGATCTGCCTTTCGCCTGTTGCTAGAAGCGCGTTCGCTAAATTCAATTTGCCGAAGAAGTCAAATATGCCTTCGCCTAAAACCTTGCCGGACCCGGCGAACACATCTCGTTCAGCTTGTCGTTCGGCGAAAGCGTCTTGAAGCTGAAGTTGCTCTGCCTCTTCGGTAGTGAGTTGTTTCGTCATGATTGTTCCTTGTGTGCGACTACGCAGATGGGCCTACGCCATAGGTTCGAGCCATGAAGCCATCGAACGGGCTGCCACTACCAATGCTCATGGACTGGACAAGCGAGAAGTCTGGAGCGCTATCCACACTCGGCGGAGCCGCGCTAGCCCCTTCCTTCGCTGCGCGGGCAACATTCTCTTTCGTCTGCGCTTGTGCTCGACGCTCAACGCTTCTTTGTTTTGATCGTAGATTTTGACGACGCCTACGCTGCTTTCGTTCCAAGTTGCGCTGCGCTTCAGCTTGCTTATCCGCTTGTGATTGGCCAAGGAGGCCGAGCGCGCCGCCCACGATTGCGCCACCAATTATTCCGGCGGGGCCCAAGGGTGCTCCCATGGCCGCACCACTGAGTGCCCCAGAACCGCCTGCGAGAACGTAATCACCAGTTGCCATCAGAACCTCAAGACAAGCTTATCACTTGTAGTGGACATCAACTAAGAAATTCCGGTTGTCAATAAACACATGCTTGAAAGCAATCGATTCTTCTTGAACCATGCGGTAAACGCACCGGTATGAGATCTTGTTGGGTCCCGGCGTCAAGGTAACCCGATCAGTAAACGAGATCTGAGTCTTTCGAAATGGATAGCTCCGCTCTCCTCTGTTGTACAGTCTCCTCTCCGTTAAAGGCCGCTTTTGAGGCCCACTCCCATCCATATTATCTACGTAAAGCACAAATACAGCGATGAACTTGCCGCATTGAAGACACCTTCGGTATGCGGCACGTTGAACTTTGTTGGTCTGATATGCAGTGCCGGAACCAGTATCCCCGTAACGGTCTTTCAGTTTTGTGCCGATTCCGTCACTGCCTCCTCCAGCCCAGGCATACAAAGACCCGTTAACGAATGCGGTGACGTTTGATGTGCCTTTAACGACGACGGTGGACGACATCCCATCAATCGGAGTCCATGCCTCCGAGGGGAGTGCATTTAGATCCGACGCTGTAAAATCTCCATCCCCAGTGTTGTATGCGCCAGTGACCTCATGACGAACGTACCTATTAAATGAAGATAAAAACTTGTTTCGATAATAAACATCAGAACTAACGCCATGTATTCTTGTGTTGGCCTGAACATAAAACTCAGGTTTCAAGATGTGACGTGTTTCAAATATTTGTTTCTCCTCAGCAGTAAAATCCGAACCAGTCTTCAAATCCGATGCTTCGATTCCACCATTGACGAACTTCTCCAAACCCTGAAAGCGCTCTCGTATATCTTCAGCGGAGACCGTGTCACCGGATGACACGGGGGCAATAACTGATGGGTCAACTGGCATTACTTTTTCACCTGATAGCAGTAAAGTCGAAAATCTTTGACGGTAGCAGCTTCGTGTCTGGTCGGAGTTTGACATCCGAGCGATCCACCTGAAAAAGGATCAAGCGGCACACCAGCCTGCTGACCGCCGAACCAACACATCACCCCGAAGCTCTGGGTGGAATAAGCCCCACTGTGCTCGTAGAGGTAGGCTGTAGTGTATGAGTGGTACCCAGAAAACGGCATACCAAACTTACCGCTGGAAACAGGATCGTAAATCTCTGGGCCTCCGGGAGACTCTTTCCGGTTGTCTCGATACCCATAGTCTTCATTGTAATCGATGCTCCGAGATGGGAGCGTAGTAGAAGCTTCCTCTGAAAGAGATGACGCACTAGGAACCTTGCCCGTAAACGCTATTCGGTAGTGTGCCACGGTCTGATCGATTGGGTTGCTGAGAGAGCTAGAGGAGCCATCTGTAATCGACGATTCGTTCGGGAACTGAACAAGACCAATCTTGAAAATCGGAGGAACACCACCATTGAAGGTGCGCCAACCACCATCTGGCACGAATATCACACAGCTTGCTCGAATAATGAACTTTTCCCCAGCTTCAAGACCACTCAGTGCGATCCTATTGTTATTCGGATGATTATCTGGTCTACGCCTTACACCAGTGTACAAAGAGCCAGGATTGTGAAACGGATCAAGTGAATGATCCCTCTGCATATTTATAGCGGCTGATGAAAAGATGGTATCGTCGACAGTGATGTTTGACGAATCAGTCAAAGAAATACCATCAGGTATCTGATCTGGACCAAGGCTTTCATCAGCAAAGTTTTCACCATCAAGATTCAAATCAGAAAAAGCACCGAATGCATCATTAAACTGACTAGGGTCAATAACCTCACCGGACTTAAACTCAGGAACTTTGATAAATGGCATTATGCTTTCCTATACTGAACAACTAGATTTGAAGCCTGAACGGTACAGTTTATACCAAAATCTATTTGAACAGTCGTACCAGTAAGCTGGCTCAAATCGGCTACGCTGACTGTCTTTCTTTGTGACTTTGGTAGAGGCATCGCAACGTCGCGTGACGAGTAAAATGACTTAGGGAAAAACTGACCCTTGAGTCCGCCTTGCGTTTTTGCCCTGACACCTTGATTGACGCCGTACATGCTTTGAAGCATCGCGGCAGCTACTTCGGTTCGAACCTCATTCCTGCCAGCACGAACAGGCATGACCCCCGTCAAATAGATCGAGTTACGATCAACACCATTGTAAACCCATCCAGACTCACAGATTTCATTACCGTTCGAAAGAACTCGGAACTTCACTGCGAATCGATCCATTCCGTCAACACACCATCGACCTTGAGGGAAGTCGGTGGCCTTTAGACTTGTAGAAACAACAGTCCCATCAGTATCGAAAACATCTAGCGTATTGTCAGGGTGGTATCCCCTGCCTGTCGCGCTGCCGGTTGATCCTGAATCTTCGCCCTTGCCAACGGCACCAATCCAACCACCAGCGGGAAGCTCAGACTGATGTCCCCATATGATTGGATCGTGATCCACCGGGTAATGATCTTCGATCAAATGGAATCTTTCCAACTCCTCTTCATTCAGAATGCCGGTGCCTTTCCAAATAAATGAAACGAAAAAATCAACAATGATGTAGCCATCACGTTCAGCCATGAAGTTTACGAGAGGCATTTTTTTATCTCTCTCATCGATGGCTACGTACCCAGAATGTTGCTTGCTTACTTTGAATCCACTGGCTTCAGCATCCCATCCACCACTAGACTCGAATGATGACTGGAAGACCTTAGAGAAGGTTTCATCTTTGAACTGTTCTTGAGTCAAATCAAAGCTCGACAAATTATCGTGCGTAAGATTGCCATTAATTTCATCAGTGAATTGTTTTATGTTCTGATTCAAATCATCAGGCTCAACAATCTCACCTTCACCAGGACGTATTACCGGGAACTTCAGCGACACACTTACCTCCGATCAGGGCTGATTACGTCCGTCATGGACCGCACATTCTTCTGGTCACCCATTTTTGCGTCTACTGAGTAACCAACAATCATGATCCTATTCGGGTATTTGTTGAACTCATCCTGAAGAATGCGAATAGCAAGCTCTGTGGTGAGGGTCTTGTGGAAGTGAGACACATCAAAACGAATGACAACAGGCCGATGAAACCCAAATTTGTCCTTCCCAAACTTAGAGGAATCGTACACAGAGAGTCGCTCTGTGTTGTCTGTGTGCTGCTGTATCCTTGCTTTATTGGAGTCCAGTAGCTCAGCTTGGTTTCGATTCAACTTCAGGTTCAACTTGATGGGCTCATTACCAAAAGCAACGCAGTACAGGTTGATGTAGGCCACATATACACCCGAGTAAGGACCGTTCAGCTTCAGTGGTGCAGTCTCATATACTGGCAAGTCACGGACAAGATCATAGCTGCTCGAATCCCGTGGATCATTGCGGGTGCCCTTGGTTGTGCTACCAAGCTCATTCTTAAACTTATAGAAGTTATTGATAACAAAAATACCCGGCATTTCTGGGTTATTGCTACCAAAAAATATTTTTGAATCTCCACCTTTAGTTTCGATGGCACAATTTATCGGGTAGTTTTTTCTGATACTCCAAGATCCAATCTCATAGTGCCAAACAAGAAGCAGATTGTTTTTCTCGCCGATAGTGGGAACACAGATCGAGTACTCTTTATTGTCCCTGTTCAGGCACGCTACGGATCCAAACGCTGCCGTAGGACAAATCCTCTCGATGACCTCTTTGATGGGTGTGCTCAGATTAACGATTTCCGTTGGGGTATCCGTCGACTCCAAGAAGCCCTTCATGACGAACAGGCCCTTCTGAGACAAGAACGCAAGACCAGTAAATGGGATGTCTCGAATCGATCGTGGTGAGACACAGCCAACATCGCGAGAGATGGTCTTGTACTGGAAACCACCATCTGATCGTTGTGTGACCAAATAGATTCCATGCTCCTTGAAGACCACGAGGCTGTTTGTCGACGCATACATCCCCGTAATTTTGCCTGCGTCCGCGTCACCGAGATCGATGATGTTCCTCTTGGGGAATACTTCAGGCATCCCGCTGGCGCTGAATTTTACGAAGTTGTCCGCACCACCCGCCAGGAACAGCCTATTCTTGAAGTTTGCGATGAGCTTCGCATCCGTAGGCATAGGCCCGAAATCAAAATCATCAGTCAGAGCACCGAGATTTGAGTCTGGTAGACAATCCTCAAACTGCCTCGTCTCGTTGTCCTCAATCTCTCGCACGAAATAGAAGTTCCTTCCGATCTCCGCACCGATCGGATTTGCGAAGTCATCCAACAGGTCGCGTGTCCGGTAGATTCTACGAGCAACAATAGACGTGTCCCCAAGCGGCAGATCCAGCGCAACAAATCGCTTACGGCCATCCGCACACTCAAAGCGAATCATTTCGCTTGGCTCGGACATCTCGCTCTCTTGGCCGCGCTCATTGACGAATGTCACACGGTACTGGTAACCGCAGACCTTCCCATCGATGAAGGCCTTCTTAGTAAACTTGGACCCATCACCGACCTCAAACTTGGCACCCTTTGGCTTCAGGCTACCCAGGCCAATGTTCTTAATTTTTGTCCCGAGGAAGTAGATGGCGTCATCACCACCACCAGCAATGTATGTGTTGTGGTACCGGCGAACCACCACTGTGCCCTTCGGCTGCGCTGGACGCTCACGAAATCCAGCAGGATAAACACGACGACCGTCATACACGATGGGCTCATCGAAACCATTGACCATATACAGCCGACCACCAAAGGTACACGATTGGGTGCCGATGTCATTGACTCGCGGTATGTGTCGACGACGGGCGAATGTGGCAACACCAAAATCGGAATCGAAGGTTGTCGGTCTTCCGGTGAACTCCAAGTTCAATTCATCCTTGAGTGGCTCAAACGGGGCAAGCGTGTACAGACCCGTAGTTGGGTTGAAGCCGCCACCTTTCATTCTTCCTAGATTCAAACGGTTCAGTGAACCGTCATTCATTTCGAAGATGATTTCGTTGAACTTGTCACCCTTGGCATAGTTATGAATCGAGGTGATCCTCAGACCCTCCTCGTCGTTACCAGTTAGGGATGATCCGTATGTCGCCCCCCAGTCGAAAAGATCTTGGGTGACCAGATCGTAGCCACCGGCATTCTTCCACCCATCGTAGGAATCCCAGGTCATTTCTTCGATGGTGGCAGCAGCCTCAGGGCGGGTGTAATACCGCTGATCCATTCCACGAAGACGATCAACAACCAGACGATTTGTATTCATGATTTACTCGGGATTCCGAAGCGTTCACGATCAGCCATCGCGCGGTCGAATCCGCGACGAATGTGCATTCGATCAGTGCGTGACAAGTACTTAGACTTCATTCGCTCAAGAAGCTGGGTAGCCCTCTGCTCGTACAACTGGCTTGTTGTAACCATGCCATGCTGCATGCAGATGTCCTTCAAAGCCGCGTACACTAAATAGTGGTGATACTGGACGGGCCACTGTGGTGTATCCGCGTCGTTCACAAGCCTAAGTGGGCGTCGATGATACCTAGCTTCAACCGGGTAATCGGCGTTCGGTGTATACCAAAATCTAAGATACTGACGGGGTCCGATTTCGTTCAAATGAGCAGAATCGAAGACATCCCCAGACTCGCTGATTTTGGTATCGAACGATGTACCTGACATCACCGTAGACGAAGTCAACTCACTATGCGTGTCCGTGAAACTCACTTGAGACTCACTTACAGTTGCAATATGCCGCCAAGGCCCCATCCCCTCATCGAGTCGATCCAAGGGCACAATGCTCAAGTCTGTGGGCTTGACAGCAATCCGGCGGTATATTTTCTTGTACCTGCCGGTGCCGGTATCGAGTGTCGCATCTGTATAGTTTGCTGACGTGTCCATCAGTCTCTTGAGGCTGATACGATGCTTACCCTCGTCTGGAATCGTGACGGATGCAACAGGAGACGGCGGGCTCTCCTTGCCTGCAAAAGTGAAGGTGTAGCAGTACTCGTATGTAGCATTCCGAATCGCCGTCGTATCGGTACCAGCTAAATCGATCCTGCGGAGCGTAATACCGGGAGCGTAATCCGGTGGTCGGAGTGTGTTGTGCATCTCCTCGACGCTCACAAACGAGTCACCAGTGTCTTGTCGATCCAACTGGAGGTATTCTTCTTTGCGGGCATCGAGGAAGACGAAGCGACCTCTGTTGGGTCCTGTGAGAACGTTTACCGTGGAGTCCGTCTGAAAGGAGATGGTTTCCTTCTGGGTGATGCCACGGTCCATGATTCCAAGCATCTCGATGGAATCTCTAGGCATCGGGTAGCTGGTGTACTTGATGGTCCATGTTGTGTGGGTACCGGCATCAATCTTCTGATCAACGACAAATGTACGGGCATCGCGCCGATGGGTGATCAGATACTCAACATTGTCGAGCAGAAACACCTGACCAGCGATGTCTTCAGGAAGATTCAAAACTCCAGCGCCTGTGCTGCTGCTGAGAGAGCAGACGCGGGATCCGTCGGTGGTGATACCGTTGAGTGCAACGCCCTCGACCTTGATGTCTTTACGCAGCGTGAAGATGTGCTTCTTCTGCATGAACAGCCACTGATACTGGCTGGAGACCTGCAAGTAGTGACGGTTGATCACACGGGCAACGTTGTCATCGTACTGCTTCAAGTCTGGGTTGTAGTCCAACGCAGAGTTGATTTCTGTGATCATGTCCTTGAGATTCACGTCAGACTCCAAAAAGAAAACGGCTGCTGGAGAAGTATACCCCAGCAGCCGAGAATGGACCGAGGTCCGGTAGCGATTATGACTTACGAAAGCCAGCCCTTATCGTACATAAGGAACTTGCCATCGGAGTTTCCGCTGGTGAACGCATCAACACAGACTCCGAGAGCAGCAGTAGTCTCGCTATCTGTGTCGTATTGACGAATTTGACCTGAGGTGGAAGCAGAAACTTTTTCACCAATTGCAATGTTTTCAGCAGCAGTAGGTCCAGTTTTGTTGACGCAGTCCACGAGTCCAGCGTAAACAACTTGAACTTTTTCACCATCTGCGACCGTTGAGAGTGCAACGCCACAAGCAAGTGGACTACTAGTCGTTCCGCAAGCCTTGACGACTTGACCATTATATCCATGATCATCTGGATCTGGTGATGCAGTAGGATCAGTTTCAACCTCTACAACTTGACCAGCGGTGATCGCACCGTTTGCTACGGCAGTGTAGGTTGCCTTGTATTCGTGAAGGTCTCCGTCGACACCATCAATTTTAAGAATAGCCATTTTTTTTATCCTTTAGGGAAGAGAATGAAAGGGTTAGGATAGGGGCCAATACGACCCCCACCCAATCAGGATGACCTAGAACGTGTTCAGGTCGTAGGCTACACCGCTTGAGCCGAGGTGCTTAGCGATCAGTTGACCACGGCACCGGAGCTTAGCGGCACGGACATCGTACTCACCCGACACAGTCTCGAAGTCCGAGAGGTCGAAGTACCCTTGTGGATCCCACAGGGTGTAGATGTCGTTCATGTTCAGCATGTAGAAGCTGATTGGATCAGCAGTAGTAGCTGTACCAGCATCAGGCATGTTGAACTCAACGTTGATCGGAATGCCTTGGAAGGTCTCGACCATGCGGCCACCATCGATCTGAGACTGATCGACGTAACGCTCGTGAGCCTGAAGAGCGCGCTTCAGGTTCTTGAATCCAGCGCGGGAAGCGAGGATCACGTTTGGCTTACCAGATGGTGACACTGCATCGATCTCGACGAGAAGGTCGTAAAGACCTGCGAGGCCGTTCGAGTTGAAGGAGCCAGCGCCATCGAAGACTTGGTTTTGCCAACCAGTCTTGCTGCTGAATGTAGCCTTGCTGACGCCACCACAAGTGTTTCCTTGTGATCCAACAGCCTCAGGCTCAAGGAATCCAGCGTGATCACCAGTGGTCACGTCGAACCCATTGAGGGTTCCCCAGTCTTCCCAGCCAGTTTGGCCACCAGCAACGATTTGCTTGACGTACTCGCGCTTGAGAGCGTTCGCAGTCATCATCACACGGCTCTCAAGGATCGAGAGGATCGCAGCATCGCCTTGGTTGACCATCTCTTCCTCAGAGGAGATAGCGACCGGACGCACAACGTGACCGAAGTCGTATTGTGCAGGCTGGAACACGTCCTCGACGCTCAGGTCGATGCGCTCGAAGCCAGTCTGAAGGCGGGTTGTGGAGGAGTGCTCACCGAAGCCCAGAGGCACAACGATGCGTGAACCGCCAGCTTGAACTGGCTTGCCAGCGCCGTGGATACGCTCTTGTGCATCCAGAAATGCGACGGACTCGTGAACGTTGTCACGAAAGTCCTTCATCAGGATGTGCATGGTGGTGGAAAGCAGTTCGTTTCCAATAGTCAGGGAAGTTGTAGGCATTTTGAAATCCTATTTAGCGGTAGTTAGACAGTGCTTTCGCAGCTTCGGGGTTTGACTTGAGCCAAGCAGCAATCGAAGCCGCACCTTGCTTCTTGACATCAGGGGGAATTTGCATCGCGTCGGGCGAGCCGCTCATTGAACTGCGCTGTACGCGACGTGCGGCATCAGCCCGTGCTCGTCGCTCCTTCTCAGTTCGTGAGCGTTGCTCAGCCATGATCTTACGAGCCTTGACGACCTCGTAAGCGTCTTGCGTACTGAGCGGAGCGTCCGTGTTCTTTCGCTCCGTCACAAGTGATGCAACTTCCTTTTTAAATGCCGGATCCTTCATTTCAGGATGGGCATCAAGGAAATCGTAAAACGCTGACTCTTGGCGTCGTTGCTGTGAAGCCTCCTGCATAGGCTGGAATACACTGCTGACTGCTTCTGCAACCCGACGGTTGATGTGAGCATTGATGCCGTCTTCAGACATGATGTCCGGCAATTCTTCATCACCCACCTTCAGCGCATTTTGAATGGCTGGGTCTTCGATAAGTGATGCCCACTCAGCCTGACGGCGAGCAAAGTCTCTCTCAAGGTGCTGAATTTGCTGCTCACGCTTCTTGTATCCAGCGACACGAGATTCGTGAGATCGATCCAACTCGCCTTGCTTCATCTTGTATGCAACACGGAAGTTGTGAAGCATTCGACGGGCTACAGTTGGAAGCTCCTTGATGTCATGCTCGGTGATGTTGTCGTAAAACGCATCGGTTTTCAAATCATCGTCATCGATATCATGAATCAGAGGATCGAATTGTCGAGCATCAGGAATGTTTGGTGACGGGCCAGGATCATTATCAGCTTGCACGTCCATGCTCGGCTGATTGTCTACTTCGACCTCAGCGAGAGCATTATCGTCCAGAAGCCCGGTCGATCCGGCACTTTCTTGAACATCTACATCATTTACAAACTCATCACTCACAAAAAACTCCTTTAGGCGTAAAAAGTACCACTATCTAATCTGTATAATCAACTTTTTTAAGTCTATGCCATTGCCGAAGCAAGTTCTTGGTCTTCTTCGGTCATTTCTGTTGGCGCTGGAGCCATTTCAGCCGAAGGATCTTGGGGCGCTTCAGTGTCATCAAGTTGTTCACCCTCAGAAAGTTCCTTGATTCCCTCAATAAGCTTCTTGTCCTTCATAATACGCTCAATCTGTGCGGTAATTTTACGAAGGTCGGTGTCTGTTACTGCAGTGAATGGGTCAAAAGAATACTTGTCAGCAAACTCGCCACCACCAACCATTTCAAGCAGTTGAGTGATTGCAACCAAAGTAATAAACAAGTCCGCTGGGAGAGCTTGGTCATACTTCCCACCCTTAGCGGCCTCACCAGCATCGAAAGTAATCTCAGGAACATCTTGATCACTGAGGGTGCTCATCATCTTGTTGAGCGTTTTAACCATTCGATCAATTACTTTGATCGTGAAAGGCTTTTCGGGCTGCGGCGCTGATTGAGCCATTTGCTCAAACTGGGCTTCCATATCTGCTTGCGGATCAGCCGGAGGCTGCTCTGCCATTGGATCTTCTGCCTCCATTTGGGCCTCAGGCTGCCCATACTCAGGCATTCCGTATTCCTTCTTCATTCCGTACATGGCGTTTCCTTAAATTTGCTGTTTATCTCTCGCCATCCGAAACTGGCGGAAGGCTGGGTGATTCTCTAATCGGTCACAGTAATCGTCATACTCTTTTATCTGTTTATCTTTCTCAACGTCCCATTCTTTAAACATCTTATCTGCGTCCCAATCACCATCAACTGGAGTCAGTCCGCGTTCTTTGCATATTTGATCACGATGTTGCTTGCTCTGCAACATAACACCTAGCCCGCGATCATAATAGGGAAACCTTTCACTCCATCTATCAATACGAGCCATAGGCAACCACTTAGAGTTCATGGACTTGCACTTCGGGCATTCCTGAGGATCGTCATAGTTTTCACCCTGGGAGAAGTCTACCAACTCATCAAACTTGTGGTCACAGTCTGCACACATATAAAGGTGCATGACAAGGCCGTTCATTCGCCTGTTTCTTTCTGGTTTTTTATTGTATGGGTCGTTTGTTTGGGCGTCAGATACAGCGAAGATCCTCTTAGAATCTCCACCACAAGACACGCAATCTACAGACTCTGGACGGCTGGAGAACCGAAACATATGGTCTTTTACTTCACCGCAGTCTTTACATTTGTAGCTATAGGTTGGCACTCAAGGCCTCCAAAAATTGTGCAATGGCACCCGGCTGCTCTTCAGGGGGCAAAGATTGAATTTGCTGTACAACCTGCATGACTTGCGGATTATCAGCAAACATCTCATTCAGCGCGAGAAGTGCCTGATCCGGTGGCATCTGAGACAACTGAGCAACTACATCCTGTGGTGAGGGAGCACCCTCAGCTTGTTGATCAGGTGGCGTACCACCGTCTTCTGGGGGTTGCGGCTCGGGTTGATCTGGCGGGGCCGAAGCTTGATCGGGCTGCTCCTGCTCCTGCATCTTCAACTCTGCGTCCAGTTCCTCTGGGTGCAAATCCTTCGGCAACTCAAATCGCTCAGCCAATACCTTCATGTAGTTTCGGGCAAACACACCAACTGGGCCACCTTGGTTAGCGGTCTGCCAGAGAGCACTGTACGGCTCAAGCAATGCGACAAGGTTTTGCTGCATCGCCGCATCACTAAGTGGAGTGCGGCCACCCTCAACGAAGCTAATCAGGAAGTTTGCGTCCAGATCCTCTGCTGAAACCACAATCTGCTCATTGCGGTCGCGGAGCAGGATTTGTTCCGACACAATCTTGTAGGAGTCGTCGTCTTCGAAAAGACCGAGTGGAGGTACGACGCTGTCATCAACGAGAGGCTCTTGCAGGGCAGCGGTGTTTCGCACCAGCGCCATTTCCGTCTGCTCCTTTTCTCGCTCATCCTCTGCCTTAGTGATGTCACCTGTACGACCAGCCAGGGTGGATCCGAGAAGATTCAACTCCTCTTCAGTCATGTCATCAAGCTCACGTTTCATCGTGATTTTTGATGCCAGATCCTTAAAGTCATCATCATTAACATCGACACCGATCATCTCAGCAAGAGAGATGATCTTGGCTCGGTCGAATGTTTCTGGCTCTTTTTCTTCCGGCTCTGTGGGCTGGTCGTCTTGTGCAGATGCCCCAACCTCAGCCACATCAACACTCTGTGCCTCAAACGCGCCCGAGCTATCGCCATCGTCTTGCATGCACGAAATCAGCGCACGCATCATCAACTCGGTCAGGTTGGCAAGCCACTGATCCTTGATCGCGGCATGCAGGCCAAACTCAGACTCAGTGTACTGCTGGACGGTTTCTACCTCGTACGCCGTCGCTTTTGTGACGATTCCACGGGCGGCTGGGCTCGTCCCAATGACACGCTCCAAGTCAACTTCAACCGTGGATAGGTAGTTTTGAATGTTAGCTGAAATCGGCGCGTTCTGAATCGGAAGAATAGCATCGGCGAGTGGTCTTTCATATCCAGAGTCAACCTCAAGGATCAGACCATCATGGCCCTCAGTCAGCAGGGTCATCTCGTCTGAGTTGAAGGTTCCCTTACGGGTCACATACTGGCGAGTGTCCTTGCGGGTGGCCATGGCCATATAAGACCGGTAAGCGTTCAACTCCTTGAACTGAGGCATCAGTCGCTTGACGTGTGCGATGCCGCGAAGAGGGAACTCTGGCTCGTAGTTAAAGATCAGTGGCACGATGTGGGCCATCGGTTCGCCATCATGTCGAGCAAACGGCAGTGGCCCAACGTACACAGGCTTCTTGGATACAGCACCTTGGCCCAACACATAGATCTCAAGTCGACCCTCATACTTGAGATCAGGGTTCTCTGGATCTACGAAGTGGTCCACAAGGTTGCAGAACTCCAAAACGCGAACGAAGTTATTGTCGTCGTTTGGAACCTCGTACCGTTTTCGATTCTTGGTATCGTCCGCATAGGTGTCTGATGCAGACAAAAAGTCTACTCGACGCACGCCATTGAGGTCACTGAGTCCGTACTCTTCCTCGACCTCGTGCTTTGGTCGGTAGTACAAATGGCCACGAAATCGCTCATCGTCTGTGTCTGAGACTTCAGTATCGAGCAACATCTCCCATACCGGAATGACACGCAACCAAACGCGATCCATGGGGTTGCCTCGGCCATGCTTGTAGCCAACCTTCATGCCGGAGCCTGGGTACAGCAGTGATTGCCGGAGCGATGTCATCACACGCTCGTGAATCTTGCGACTGGAGAGCATCCTGTTGATGGTCAGTTCCGCCTTCTCTGGGTCACCCTTACCAGATGGGTCAGGAGACAACACAACACGACTAGCGCGCGGATACAGCGCTGAAAGGTACGACGTAATCACACCCCACAGTCGGTTGACCTCGACTTCGACCTCGCGAAGACGGCGATTCCGCTTGGGCATGTCGTCACCCGTCATGTACTCCCAGTAGCGAGTCATGTAGGTGTGCTTGTACAGGGACCAATCCTTACGGTTGTTGCGAGCGTACTTGTCGTGACCGCGAACGAACTGATGGACCAACTTCGGCGTTATTTGATCTTTTTCACTCACGAGACCTTAGCTCCGCTCATTACATTGAAAGGATTTGTGCGGGCATAATATCTCTTATTGCGCCGCATTGGAATCTCTTTGGATTGAGGCATCTTACGTCGATTCCACTCAGCAAGCATTAACGCATCACAGTGGTCGTCGTGGTAACCATCTTGACCTTCAATCCGGCCCGATTGCTCACGGATGTGCATCAGTTCCTGAACAGTCGGCAGGTCATTCAGGATCAGGGCATCGCCGTTGATCATTTGACGCAAGTGGGCATAGCCTTCTTCTTTACTTCCGCGTGTAGTCGTCCAGTATTTGACGACCTTGCTTGCGGCCTGACCAGGAGCAGGAGGCTTGTGCCAAAGGGGAAGGCCTGCCTTTTGAAACTCACGAATGACAACGGGTCCAGCGCCACCCGTGTTGGCCTCTACAAGTGTCCTGGCCTTGTTGTAATGAAACGCCAACTCCACGGCCTTCTGGGCAAACAATACCTCACCACCCTGGTTCATGGATAATGTGGCAACCTGACGGCCATCTGCGCTCAGGACCTGAGCCACGGCATAATCTCCGCCATTACACCACGATGGATCTACACCGACCGCATAGTTCATGCCTGGATAGGGCCGCTCAAAGATTCGCAACTCGCCTTCAATGGGCTTCAGCGACGACAAAACCGAGTTCAGGTAGTCCGTGTCGAACCAGCTACCGTCGTGAATGGCGAAGCCGTCCTCGATTGTGAGAGGGTACTCTCGCCTGAATCGACGGATACCAATGCCATTCACGCCATGGATCTTGTCATGACGCCAGTACAACTGACGCATGGTGAGGTTGTGCTGCTGCATCAACTCCCACTCTTCCTGGTCAGGCTCCCAACCATCTGGCACATCTGACTGGTATGCCCAGTGATCGGACCACTTGAAGAACCGGAAGCGAACAGAAGGGTCGCCACGACGATTGGCCTCGATGGCACTCAAAACCTTGGAGTGGAAAAGGTTGCCGGGTCCGTCAGCGGTAGAAATAATAATGATCTTCTTGTGTGGGCCCTCGTGCAATGTCGAGGTAACGGACGCCCAAACATCCTCTGCATTAGGCCAGAACGCCAACTCATCTGCGTGCAGACGCTGGTATGTCCAGCCACGAGCATCACTCTTACCGCCCGCCGTCATGCATCGGAATCCAGCCATGCTGTCCTTAAAGATCAACTCGCGCTTGTTGGAGCGCTCAATAGGCTTCTTGAGCATTTGGGGCAGCGATCGGTAGTAGTGGCGAACACGACCAAAGATGGCATCTGTGGAGTCGTAGGAGTCTGCAACAACAAGACACCGGGCTGGATCTTGTGTCCAGTACAGGTAATTGAAGTTGTACGCCGTGGCCACGGTGGTGTCACCGATCTGACGAGGCTTGTAGTGGATGACCGTCTCGGCGTCTGACTGAAAGTCCTCCAGCGCCATAACTTGCTCAGCAAACGGTGTGTTGAATGCTCGCTCTTGGCCCTTTTCATCAACAATCTTGAGTCGCCCAATGAACTCACCAGGGTGGCTAGCTAATTGTGCAAAGAGCTTTTTGTCGCGAGCATTCACTACGCCTCACCCGGCTCAATCTTCCACGACTCTCCACCACCGGCATCGAAGTACGCCCGAAGCTCCATCATCGACTCACTGTCAGCGGCATCTCGCTTGGCGGCTGCTGAGTCGAATCGTGTCTTCGCGTACTGGCGATAGGCCCATTCTTCGCCTTCCGTCATCGCATCACGGACGCCAGTCCAGTACTGCATGTCCATCATTTTGAACTCTTCTTCGGATAGCTCGGCAGTATCAGGGAACTCATCATAGAACCATGCCATGAAGCGATCATCTTCCTTGCACCAACGAGCCCAGGTGCGCTCACTGATGGGAGTGCCTTGATACTCTTTGGCCTTGGTCGCCTTGTACCACTCACCACGAAAAAAGCGCTTACGCAGCGCCATCCTATACGCCAATTGGCGAAACTTTTCTTGCTGTGGCGTGGGCCGAAAACCGTTATCATCTGCCTTCAACCACTCATTTACATGAGGATTTTCGATGTGCTGAACGTCGGGAGTAATGTCGACTACGACATCATCAGTGATTTCACCGGATTTATCTTTTTCGTCAGACATTTGTCCTCCTTTCAACCCATTATCACACAGCACTGGAGTTATGCATGCCCAATAAGTCAGAAGAAGACTATCGCAAGTTCAACGATGTTCTTCAAAAACTTAAATCAGAAGGCAAGATAAGCGATGCGCCTCCACCTTCTAAAAAGGTAGAAAGGCGAAAGCACATCGAAAAACTAACTGAACTCTTTAAGAAAGAGATTTACAAGTCAGATTAGAATGGAATGTGCTCGTCGTTCTTTGCGTAGGCGGTATTTTGCGCCTGCACGACGGGTGCATTCTCGTTTCGGCTGCCCAAGAACCGGACATTGTCGGCAACGATCTCGGTAGAGTACCGATCGACGCCTGACTTGTCCGTGTACTTGCGGGTTTGAATCTTGCCCTCGACGTAGATTTCTTTGCCCTTGGAGCAAAACTTTGCCACGTTTTCGGCTGTGCGACCCCATACAGTGACGTTGTGCCACTCAGTGTGATCGACCCACTGGTCACCCTCTTTACGTCGGTCAGTTGTTGCCATTCGAATGTTGACGACGCTTGTGCCTGTGCCAGTGTTCCTAAGCTCAGGATCCACTCCAAGACGACCAACGAGGATTGCTTTATTTACGCTCATTACTTCTTCCTATTTTCAAATTTTTTGTACCCTATGGCGAGTTCTCGCTTGCGCTCGGCCTCGGTCATGTTGGGTTTCCTTTTGTATTGCATCCGCATGTGTTTGGCCAGAAACTTGTCCTCTGCTGGATTGCCCTTCTCTTTGTCTGTTTTGACGTAAGTGGGCTTACCGCCGACACCTTGCTTTTTTGCCCGTTTCCTGCTGCATGCACTGCTCCTCTCCTCTTTGGTCATAGAGTTTGCTTTGGAGCGTGGGACGCACTTTGGGTAGCCACGCTTTGACTTCTTGGTGGACTTCCTGCCGCAAGACTGAAACTTGCCGCCCGACTTGGGCGCGCAGATGTCGACCCAGTCGCCCTTCTTGCCCTTACCAAACCACTCAGTGAGAGACATGACTACCCCTTCCGGTAGCCGCCGCCGCGCTTCTTGTACTCGCGAACGAGCCATGCATTTGCGTAGGCGCTTGGGTACACATCAAACTTACGCTTCGCCTCTGCTTTTACTCGGGCGTACAGCTTTGGGTTCGTGGGGATGTTCCTTTTCTTTTTCTTGCCCCTCTTTGGACCGCCAGTCTCGGACATCATGTCGCCACCCGGAATCATGACACCCTGAACGGCAACGATAGTACCCGGTGCAACCATCCGAGGCATTGAGGTCGTATGCATCGCAGGCATCGAAGATTCAGCAATTGAATCCTCAATGATTTGATCCATCTCGCGAACCAGAGAGTCGTCAATGAAGCCCTCTTGATACAACATGTCAATGCAATGAGGGTTTGAAGCTAGAGCATACTTGACCTCTTGGTTGAGGTCATTGGGCTTGAGAGGGCCTGGATCACGCTTGAACATCGACATCGCTCGCAGACCGTCAAGGATGTCCAACTCGCCCATGGGCTCTTCATCCATGGGCATCTCGTGATCAATAGTAACTGGACCAAAATCAAACATCAGACCCTCCCAGCCCAAACCATACAAGTACGCATCGACGCGCACTTAAAATCTAGTGCTTGGCAGTACCCCAACTCTCCGGCTTGCACAGCCATCTCAGGGTCTCCCTCGTCACCAATGCCCTTCTCGATGCACTCCAGCATCTGTGGGGACCGATCAAAGAATGAACAGTTGCCACAGCGCATCTGCATTACGTTCTCGACGGTGTCATTGAACTGATCTGCAAACCTCTGCCAGAAGTCTTGGTTTGCTCCCGACTCATCCAGTTGAGGATTTGCTGGGCCGTACATCTTGTTGTCGAGCGCGTTCTGGCGATTCGACAGATTCAACTCCAGATCCTGAGTCGCACGAGGACACGCATCCGGCTGACCAGTCTCACGCATGTGTGTCATCAGAAAATTGTCGTGCATGGCTATCGATACTTTTTGCTGCGAGGTTGGAGGCGAATCACATCACCCGGTTGAAGATTATCTTCGTCGGCGTCTTCATCGACGTAATACTCGGATCCATCACCAAAAACAGTAACATCAATCTCTGTACCATCAGGCAGTGTCCTGCCCTCGATGTCCGCTGAAAAATCAGAGTTCAAAACATCGGCATAAGATTTCACCGCTGCGGCTTCTGCAAATTCAATCTGAGCCTCTTCATCTTTTTTGAAGTCTTCGAAGTCATCCTCGCTAAGGACCTTTTTCGCGCTGGAGACGAACTCTTTGATCTGCTTGTTGTAGAAGTCATCGAGGTCGTCGAGCTTCGGCGGGAGCGGATTCGTGCTTGATGAAGATGATCCAGATGTCGGAGGACGAAGAACTCGACCGCCAGCAGACGACGCCCTAGTCTTTTCACTCGGTGACGGCTTGGGCTTCCCGCTCGACATCGCATCGAACAGGACCTCGTCATCGGAAGGGCTCGCGCTAGTGGGAGACGTACCCATTGGGTTCATGGGCACACCACCTCCATAGGTTCGCTTTGCTTCTGATTGATCGCGGATCGACATTATCCCTTCACCTTCGAGCCTGATCTCCACTGGTAGCAAGACCAGTACTTCGCCGTCAGCTTGTTCTTGGCTCCGGCCTTGTCGCATCCATGGCGAGACCTGAAGTTCTTTCGAGCCTTAGGGTTGTCACGTCGAATGGCCATTTTTGCGTCACCGAACCGGATGACCCGCTTCTTCCCGCCTGAGCTAGCAACTACAACGAATTTTTTTTTGCCATACCCTGGCTCACCCTTTCGGATGCGCCGAGGCTTATTCGTCTTCATTCCTGCCTTTAGCAGTGCTTCTGCGGATTGAGCCATTTCACATTCCGTACTTAGACTTGCTGCGCTTCATGTAAGGGTTGCCAGCTTCGCCCTTCATGCCCTTGGCTACGCCAGCAACACGCTTAGACTGGTTCCCGTGGAGCTTTGAAGCCTTGCTGAGTTGGCCGGAGATCTCCATGAGATCTTCCTTGGGGCCGCCGGTTTCGGGCTTGGCGCGTGCGCGACGCCGTGCATCCTCTCGCTCTGTCTTCAATTCGGCTCGCGCAGTCCGCTTTTGGTACCGCTTCAGAGCCTTTTCGGGATTTTTTTGGCTCTGCTTTTGGTAGCGCCTCTCAATCCTGGCGGTCCTCTTTTGCTGACGCTTCGTGGGGGACAATGCAGCATATTGAGGCCTCTTCTTGTCGCTTTGACCCAGCCTATTGATGGCCGATATAGTCGATAGCTCAGCGGCACTGGTATCAGCGGCAGCGGCAATATTTGGCGCAGGAAGAGGGTTGCCGTCCTCGGGCTCATCGACCTTGGGTTTGTCGCCGAAAGTGCTCTTGATGTCGCGAGACTTGGGCTTGGCTGGAATGGGCTTGAGGCCCATAAGTCCCTTAGACTCAAGTAGATCAGCAACCGCTCGCTCGTTCTTTTGCTTGGTAGCGGTATCGACTGGCTTGGGCTGTCCACGCTCACCCTTCTTACGAAGCAGAGTCTTCACGCGATCCTTCGGCGAGAGCGCAGCAATACGTGGATTGCGCTTCTCAACCTCTCGGACCTTCTGTGCCGTTCCGTAGGCATCACTAAGCTGTTTGGTCATTTTAGCGGTCATCGTAATCTCCAAGACTTTCGATCGCAGGCTGAACCTCACGGCCCTTCAAAACTTGATTTCGGTCTTGAGCCATGGATCGCCGCAATGACTCCGCATCCATGTCGTCCATCGCCCGCTTCACATCCATAAGTCCAGCAAGTCGACCGATTTCAACGGTAATACCGACTGGAATCTCTCCAAGGCGATTGTACATGTCAAAGGCCTTCTCAATTGCCATCTCGTACTGACCCGGAACATCGGCGAGTTCGTCAACACTCTTGAAGCTGTCTGGTGGACGATTGGCGATAATGTCTGCGTATGCGTTGCCGTAGTCCCTGCTGGACACGAGGTCGTCCATGAAGTCGCCGCGTGCCATAGCTGGCATATCTGCGGTGTCCATCATCCGGTCAAATTGTCGGCCCCGATTGAAAGGCATTGATTTCGGAGGATCGAATGACACAGGAAACGCCTCAGTTTCAGTCATTCCCGTCATCGGGTCCGACTCTCCGTAGGCCGCAGATGACTCCATACGTCGCAGGGACTCCACAGGATCCTTGCGTGTGATGCCAAGCTGGTTCAACTCCATCTCGGAAAGCTCAGAGATCGGACGGTATGCAGGCCCCGTCTCGGGTCCCTGGTAGCCCCTAGGAGACATTCCACGCAGCTTCATGGGGTCCTCTCCCATCGGGTTTCCGGTGCCATCAATCATGCCCTTCAGTTGGCCTGTAGTGGCCCTGGGGTACTGCCTCCTCATTCGTGAGGCCAGCGCCCTGGCTTGCATTGGATCCATCTTTCCTGGCATTGTGCCTCCTAGAACAACATTACGTCGCCTTTCAACTCTTTGTATAACAGATACGAGATTAAACCGTCTTCTTTCAACTCTTCAATATTCTTTAGATCGTTTTCCAACTCTAGTTTATCAGATTCGTTGAGTTGAACAGTCTGAACTGGATGATCAAATGTTTTGGCTTTTTCAACAATGAGCCTATTGATGGAAGAGTTGGACCCAGCAAGGTCAACCAAAGTTCCGCCGCGTGACTTCATTCGGTCAAAACGACGCTGCTGAGTTGCCTCTTGAACTCGACGAAGATCAATGTTCATTTTGATTTCTGAAGAGCGGTAATCGAGTACCTCGAACGCTCGATCAACATCGAAGTCACTCAAAGAGCCTTCATTTGTTTCGTGGTAGTAGTCTACACCCTGAATGAAGCGGTCGAATTCATCCGACAGAAGCTCTCGATCGATATTCGAGTAATCGTCCAACATCGACTCATATCGGTCTGAAATTTCATTAGCCTCTTCGCTGCCCTCAGGCATATCGAAGTACTCCGCCTCCATCTTCATCAGATTCAGAAAAATTGGTTCATATTTCGCAGCGATACGGGTTCGACGATCAAACTCCTGCTTAGCGCTGCTGACTTCGTCGGTGTACACCATGATCGCATCCATGGGAGAGTACGATCGATCAGACAACGCCATGGGGCTAAGCTCCTGAATTGGGTTGCCTTCTTCCACAGTAGAGCGCTTTGTGGCGTCATCTATTGTCCGTGCAAACTCCTGCAACCTGCCTTGATCCACGTCGACTGGAGATAGGTTGCCCTTTTTGAGAACAACGATCTGATCAGCCTCGGCAAACTTCCAAAAGTCAGAGCCGGGAATATCTGGGCCCATGGCAATTACGTCTTTCACATTACGAATGACAACCGCGTCGTATCCCTTTTGTTCGATTGCCTTGAAAAATTCAGATCGATTGGCAGGTGAAACCTTAATTTCTTGAAAGACACGAATCAGTGACTCAGGGCTATCAATTTCCAAAACTTCAGCGTTATCTAAAAGCCTGATGGGAACTGCTTTAGCAGAACCTCGATAGTCCGAAACAGCCTTTTTCCAATGAGAGTTATCGAGCGACAAGAACAACGCCGCCTCGCCACCCGAAATACCCACTCGTTCGCCTGTGACCGGGTCAAACCCCGGAGCGACCCTGAAATCCTCAGGATCAATGTCACCCGACTTGAACGCATCTGCGGTATCAGCATCGGTGTAGTGGATATAGGTTTTACCAGCTACCTGACCTTTTGGGGGTACGCCATCCTTGGCATAAATATTCTCCTCAATCTGGGTCAGAACAGCCCTGCGACGTGACTTCAAGGCAGGGGTGTGTTCCTTTGCATCTTCGATCCACTGAACAAAATATGGAGAATCTACCCCAGGCGCTGATGTTACAAACTCACGACGGTGCATTTTACCGTACTCGGACAGGAGATCTTCCGTAGACATTTGAGATGTCGGTGTCGTTCCGACAACATCCATGAATCTTTCGCCTGTTTCCGGTGACTTCGCAGCACGAGCACCCTTGGCACCGGCTGGGGCTGCGTCTGTGGCGGGGGGCTTGACCCTGTCTGGGTACTCATCCTTACCG